ATCTAATTGCGGACAAAATGAGTTTAGGGTATCGGCTTGGGAAGCGATCCTGCGTCGTTTGTCCCTGTCTCAGGGGCGGGTGCTGGGAACGACCACGATCTATAATCGGGGTTGGTTGAAAACCCGTATCTACGATCCCTGGAAAGCAGCACAGAATGCGGGACAGGAGCATCCGGAGATTGATGTTATCCAATACGCCAGTGTCATGAACCCGGCCTTTCCCCAAGAGGAGTTTGACCGTGCCAGGCGCAGTTTACCCACCTGGAAGTTCCGCATGTTTTACCAGGGTCTGTTTGACATCCCACCCGGATTGATCTATGATGTATTCAATCCGGAGATACACAAGAAACCGCACATCGGCTTCCCAGCCAGTTACCCCCGTATCGTGGGTATTGACCCTGCGGGCGCAAAGATAGGCTGTTTGTGGCTGGTGTACGAGGAAACCGCTAACGCCCTGACCGTCTATCGGGAGCATCTTGGCCTTTACGGGAAAGCCATTCCCGAACATGCCAAAGATATTCTGCGGCTGACTGGGACGGAAAACGTGGTCAAGTGGATTGGTGGAGCAAAAGCGGAGGGGCAGTACCGTCTCGAATGGCAGGCCGCGGGAGTGCCGGTAGAACCGCCTCCCATCACCGATGTGTGGCTCGGCATTGATCGGGTGTATGACCTGATCAAGCAAAACAAGCTGCGGGTATCGGAGGCCTGCCCGGAACTGCTCAATGAATTAGACGCTTATTCCAGGGAACTGGATGAGAATGATTTGCCCACAATGGCGATTATTGACAAGGAAAGCTATCACTTATTAGATAGTTTGCGTTACGTGATTGCCTGGTTGCTAGAACCCACCCAAGGGGTGCGGGTTACTTACAATCCGGTTATCATTGGACGCTAGGAGACACGATGGAACGACCTTCTTTTAGACAGCAAGCACTCCGCTTCTTCTTGCGAGCAGTAAACGAGTTAGATGGGCGAGGATGGCCGATGGCCTACTCCGTGTTCCCCGGGGCAAGGGCTTACAAGGACTTCTTGCAGGATCGGGCAACTGTTACCAAAGCGGTTGCGGCCTTCGTTAGTGATCATAGGCCGATAGGAGGCCGAGATGGAACGACCAACTTTTAGACAGCGAGCATTACGTTTTTTTCTGCGCGATGAGCTGGAAAAGCTTGACCAGGCGACCAGTTTGCTCCTGGAAGGTTATCGCCAGGGCCCCGCCCTATTATCCCCCGCCTCGCTAGAACGTAGCTTACGAGAGACGGACAGCCAACTGATTGACCTGATTATGCGGCAGCGGGGCTACACAGTTATAGGTGATCGGAAGCGGCTTGATGAGCAAGACCGGTTGCGGGCGGTTGAAGAAAGCCGCTACATGATGGACTACAACGTGACCGCTCAGTGTGCCCGGCGGATGTGGACTGACTTTGGTTTTGGCAGCCGGATGCTGTTCACGTTTCAGGATGCGCTTCCCGATAAGGTGTGGAATGACTTCTGGAAGGCGGATCGCAATGCCCCCTTGTTGAAAGAGCGTAAAATCCAAGTACTTTCCAACACCATGATTGAAGATGGAGAAATCTTCTTTGTGGTGTGGGTCAGCAAGCTGGACGGGGATTGTACTTTGCGGATGCTGAAAACCGACCAGGTGAAGCGTATCGAGTACGAGGATGACAGCCAATTGGTCGCCCAGTTCTATATCCAGGACACGCCCGCGGGCGAGGTCTGGTATCCCAACTGGCAGTTATCGGACATTACCAAATACGGCTACGAGTTCCCACCCGGAGCAATCCCAGCCTGGAGTCTGAACGATGACACCGAAGCCTATGTAGTTCACGGTGCGCTGGAGGAGCGGAACGGGCGCGGTTGGCCCCCGTTTATGAATGCCTATCCCTGGATGCGGGCGTACAAGGGCTTCCTGGAGGATCGGGCAACGCTTGCCAAAGCGGTGGCGATGTTCGTGGACGAGGTCATCCACAAAGGCGGGGATCGGATCACCGATGCCCTGACCGACAAGTTTCAGAGCAGCTTGGTACGCAGCGGCTGGGGCGAAACCAATCCTAGCGCGGTCACAGGAAGTACTTTGATCCACAACGACGCGATTGAAACCCGGCGGCGTCCGCTAACCACCGGAGCTGGGGATGCTCAGACCGATGGGATGACCCTTTTGGCGCAGGTGAGTACCGGCACAGGCGTTCCCCCGCACTGGTTGGGACGTCCCGATAGTATGCAGAACAAGGCAGTTGCCCAGGAAACCAAGCTGCCCTGGATCGAGCAGTTGGAACGCTACCAGTTGTTTTGGGCCGACGTGTTCCGGGATATTGTCACGGTCGTATTGCGGCAGAAGAACAAGTACTCGAAAGGGGTCGTGATTATCGACGCTGAACCCTACATCAGCATGGAAACCCCCGCCGATGTACAAATTGGCGATGCGCCTACGTTGTTGGAGATTGTGAAAGCGGCCAGTGAAGTGCTGTCCCCTGGAGAAGCTAAGGAAGCGATCTTGAAGATTACTGTGACCGCCTTGAAGCAGTATGGGATTGCCTTGACCCCGGAAGCTGCCCGCGATCCGCATGATCCGGAGTTGGTAGCCCAGCTCACCAAAGTTTTATATGAGGATGTAGCCCAGGGCAAGCTGAGTATTGAAGCGGCAGCGGCTACTCTCAGCGAGATTGTGGCATGAGCGAGAAAACCTACTCCCAGGCGGTGCGAGCCTATGCCCGTGGCCTGTGGTTAGGGGTCTTCACTTATCAGCAGTTCATGGAAGGGATGCTGTTTACCATTAAGCGCAGTCTGGAGAAAGCCTGGTCAGAAGGAGCCGCTGCCTGTGGAGTGAAGCCCGACGAGTACACTCCCGCTGAAATTACCGCCTTGAAAGTGCTGATTGTGCGGCAGTATAGCTACTTGGACCGATTAGCTAGTTTCATCGAACAGAACCGCAGAGGGGTTGGTCTATTGAGGACGGTAATGTTTCGGGTGGGCATGTGGAGTACCCGTTACCGGGAAGCCTACGATTTGGGGATGGCCCACGCCTGCGAAAATTTAAAGTTGGCGTGGGTGCTCGGACCTCCTGGGACGGAACATTGTAAGAGCTGCCTCAAATTGAGCGGGCAGGTTCGCCGGGCGAGTTACTGGGTGTCTGCCAATATCTATCCAAAGCACATTTCGCTGGCCTGCAAAGGGTTCTTTTGTAAGTGTAGATTAATCAAGACCGACAAACCCCTGAGTAGGGGTCGGCTACCCAAGATACCATAGGCCAGATTTTGTGTTCCTTGAGAATACGATGCACACATTGAACCTACCCGAAAAATTCGTACTGGGCATGTCCGCCGATGCTGCCAGCTTACTCGTTTACCCTGACCTGCTTCGTTCCGCGCCCACAGTCATCCAGCATCCCGATGGAACGCTCAAGCAGGTTATCTGGCATCTAACCGAGGTGGATTTAACTATGGAGCATAACGGGAAGCGGTATGTCATCGCTGCCATTAGTCCCGTAGACGCTGAACAAAGGAGCGACCCCGATGGAACCCTTACCGACCTCAGTCCAGCGGGACTTAGCCTTACTGGAGGAATACCGCCCCTGGATCCCGTTCCTGAAACGGTTAGTTAGTGCGAGCCGTCGGGCTTTGATTGGCTACACGGCGATTACCATTACCGTGATTGTCGACCAGCACGGGCAGCCGTTGTACTGGACGCCCCCACAGCGTACACCCCTTGAACCGCGTCACGATGGGCCGGGGGAGTTGGGATAGCAACTTGACTTGCCTTTCTATTTCGTGTATACTGCGGGTAATCTAGTATTTGAACACCCCCATTCGGGCGTGGTAACCTCACCACCATGCCCATTCCGTGACTAAGGGCTGCGCATCGATTTTGTGCAGCCCTTCCCTTTTAAGGAATACTTATGCCCGACCCCATTTCAGACACTTATCTAAATCTACCCACATTGCGAGCCAGTGCTATTCTGGCTGGGGCAGGGGCGTGGGATGCTGCTCCTACCGAACATTATGTAAGTGAATATGACGAGATCGTTATCTTTTTTACCTATACCAGGGGCGGTGCCGCAGGTGCGTTTGAATTGCAGCTTCAATATTCTCCCTACTCCGCTGATGTGGTCGGAGTAGAAAGTTGGTTCGCCATGAGTATTTACCAGGCTACGGCACTTGTAGCAGGGGTGGACACGACGAGCAACTTACAGCGCGAGATCATTCAATATACTGCTGTCGGAGCGGCTGCGGAGATGTTTATGTATGCAGTTGCTTTAGCTGACGGCATCGCACGGATACGTATGCCATGCCGAGAGAGCGGGAACGTGGGCGCACCGGGCGTGGTACATGCAGTAGGTTTACTAGGGAGTAAGCAATGAGCAGAGGACTTGTTAACAACTCGTTGGGCAACGTTGATGTGGACGTCTTGAGCATCGCGGCTGGTGAGACCCATATAGGTAAAGTCGGTGGCGAAGGAATAAATATCTCACAGACGCCAACCGTCACTGCGGGTGCATACTCGGCCAATGATGCTGTCGGAGGTTTGTTGACATTTGCCAATGCGGGGCGAGTCAGCGGCGTTGGCGGCGTTATCAAAAACATGCTGCTACTGGACGATGCGGGTCAGGATGCCACGATGGAATTGTGGCTTTTCAATCAGACCTTCACGGCGATGGCCGACAACGCGGCGTGGGCGTCGAGCG